AACTACGATATTCTGCTACCCCGCCGTGATGTTTAGTCATAGCAGTATCGGAACTCATACCATAAAACTGAACAAACTGCTTCTTTTCTTCAAGCTTTCCCAAACGATTACCGGTTTCAGGGTCAAAGATTATTTGATTGGTTTCGTATACTTCTTCAATTATTTCTCCGCCACCTTCTGTGTGACCAGCAAGCATACCGCCTAGCATTACAAAATCTGCGCCACCGCCGAATGCTTTTGCTATATCACCAGGACAAGTACAACCACCATCAGCAATGATATGACCGCCCAAACCGTGTGCTGCGTCCGCGCATTCAATAATGGCTGATAGTTGAGGATACCCAACACCTGTTTGAATACGAGTAGTGCAAACACTACCAGGACCAATACCCACTTTAACAATGTCTGCTCCACGTAAAATTAACTCCTGTGTCATATCTGCGGTAACTACATTACCTGCAATAATAGTTTTAGTTGGACATAATTTTCTAACTTTAGCAACAAACTCACCAAAGTGTTCTGAATATCCGTTAGCTATATCAATACAAATAAACTGTATCATGTCAGGATACTTATAAAGAATACTTTGTAACTTTGTAAAGTCACGATCACTAGTACCAGTACTGATAGCAGTATTGTAAGAAAAGAATTTTGAAAAATTATCTTCCAAATCTTCTAAAGAATAACTTTTAACTAAGCAAGTAATCATATTATATCCAGCAAGCGCAACTGCTATGTCAAAAGTACCAACACCATCCATGTTTGCAGCTAGGATAGGCACACCAGTCCAATTTGCGTTACTGTGCTTGAACTGATAAGTTCTTTCCAAACTTACTTCTTTTCTGCTAGACAGTGTTGATCTTTTTGGACGGATTAGAACATCACTGAAATCTAGTTTTACTTCATTTTCAATACGCATATTAGTACTTGTTTTCCTTTGTGTGTTTTCTATAATCTGTAGACATACGTAACCATTGCTCGCCTTTGCCTTCTATGATGTCACAAATTCTATCAACAGTTTTGTCTGTCCAATCACTGATTTTGCCCATGTTTTTATGAGGTTTATCCAACAAAGATTCTAGTTTGCTGATCATATCTTCTATAGACCAGGGCACATACATTCTTTCATGATCGTTAGCAAATACTTCAGGGAAAGAACGATACGCAGGGAATAAGACATTACATCCTAGTGCGTCAGCTTCACTTACAGTATTACTAGTCCAATCTTGTAGTGCAGTATTAACTAAAACTCTAGAGTCTGTGAGTAAACGATAGTACTCATTTTTAGACAAGTTTTCATAAATCGTAAGCAACTTTTCTTCTTGCATAGCTCTAGCCATATCAACAAATTCTTGTTTGTTACTACGCAACGTTGAGCCTGTAAATATAGAAAATTCTATTTCACCAAACATTTCTTTGGGATATTTAGCATACCATTCTTTGATTAACTGAAGATAAAAGTCTGGATTCTTTTCTTGATCCCAACGTGAAGAAAAGCATACGCGCATTTTGCGTTTATTGAATAAGATTAGGTTATGATCTACACGTTCTCTAACTTCTTGCTTATTAAATGCTAAACCAGATACGTTGTAAATGTTTGCAGTCCATCCTGCTACTTTCATGTGTGCTACCATTTCTTCGTTTGATGCTAATACAGCACCTTTAGAAATAGAAACAATAGTGTTGACCATTTGTTCGTATTCGCTCATCCACTTTTGCATACCCCAAACATGAACAAAGTCATCTGGATCAATAGTTTGTGCTAAACAGCGAACAAAGATACGAGGTCTTAGATTTTCTGGCACTTGAGTGATAATATATCCCAAGCTTTCAAAACCGGGCTGAAACATATCTTCAAAGTAAATTACGTCTTCATTTGTTACTTCACCCTGCTGCATCATACGAACCAAGTTCATCATTTGACTCATAGCAAAGTAACTACGTCCGTGTGCATCTAAAACTTGACCTACTACAATTTGGTTAGAGTCATCAAGAGTTTCGCCCGGAACATAAACTACTTTCATCCTTCTATGATCAAATACTCGCTTGTTCCATTCAGTTAATTGAAGTGTGTACCTTGCTTCGTAACTTTCAAGCCCCATGTAAAACAGTTTTTGCATTCTATCCTCTTTATTAGTAAAGAATGGGCTTGAAAGCCCATTCTTTTTAGATTTTATCGTGATCCCGAAAGTCTTTCAAGTTGCTGAGCCCACTGATCTTTTACTTCCTTGCCAGTTAGTAGCTTGCCGTATTGACGCCAGACATAGCTACGATTGCTGTACAAGTCAGCTTCATCAAACCGGTACCCATACTCTCTACAGAAATTTCTATATTTATCCAAATCATCAAAAACTTTCTGAGTACGCGGATTAGGTTTAATATTGTTAGTTGAACGTGACATAAATAAAATTACTCCAATAAGTAATTAAGGTTAAAGTTAAGTTGTTTGAGAAAATTTTATACACTTATTCTCATCGTGTTAAGCAATTATATTCTATTTCACAACCGTTTTCATTATCTTCGGCAACAGAGATTACTATTTTTCTCCCAGAATAACGAGTTGCAATTACTTCGTACAAATCATCAGCAATCATTTCGCAACTTTTATGATTAAGTTCCAAAACACTATTCTTATACTGATTTTCTAACCAGCGTTTGAATTGGATAAATTCAATATCTCGGTCATTATGGAAAACTTGAATAGCTACCTTAAAGTAGAAAATATGTCTATGAGGCCAACCTAAAAAGCTAACATCATACTCATCTTTAGTTTTTAGATTAGGATCAGTGCTAGCATCAGGATAACAATGAATACCTTCCTTTTGAAAAGTTACCCAAATCATACGAGTAGCCTTATTTTTGATTTGATTTCTTTGTTCTATCATAGCTATTTCTCTTTGATTAACTGCACTCATCTATCATCACCGTAATCCAATCGTTCATGAGTTTCTTCCCATTCTTCTTTTATAAGTCTAGACAGTTCCAAAGAGTACTCATTTTTTTGCTTTTGCATTTCAACAAGTTTTTGTTTATTGTAATTCTCGTCTTTCATAGCTGCTTGTATCAGAGTAGTAAGACGGTTAATATTTTCTCGCACAAACTGAATTCTACTTTTATTCATATCTTTTCTCTTGTTAACTAATACTAAATAAATCAGGATTACCCCACTGCGGTAATACTTTCTTTTCTAACTTATCTATTACCATTTTATCATGAAGGTCATCACCCTCAAAATTATCCGTAAGTGTAGTCATGTTGTTTACTGCTTTCTTACCAGAAAAGCCCTGACTTCCTGACTGCATTTGCATCCAAAACTTGTTATACTGTTCAATAGTATCTAAACTTTCTTGTCTAGTTTTTTTACTAAAGATTTCATCTACGATGTCATTAAAGTGTTTGGGTTCAAACTTGTTCATAATCATTTTTGGCATAATGCCCTGCTCGTACCTACGATTAGCTTCTTGAACAGCATAGATGTGTTGATACACATTATGGGCTTGAACTAGTGTATAACTCAAAGTATCCCAACTTGTTTTAGTTTCTTTACCATGCTGTCCCAAAAAGCCATGACCCCTATAACACAAGTCCTTAATAAGCATTTTATCAGTTACAGGAGAATCAGTAAATATTTTATGGATGCCGTCAGCTAAAACTGCGTCACTAAACTTTCTATTATCTGTATCATAGTTTTTATTTTCAGCAGTTTTTTCCATTGAATAGGACCATTTCTTATCATGTTCAATAGAATTATTAAAGTAAACCAAACCTTTTGCTGCTGCGAAAAACGGGCTAGCACAGTCAAATGTAATTTGCAAGTTTGGATTGTGATACTTTCTAACTGCACGTTGAATGTCAGTAAACAGAACCGCATACTCTAAGATACTAGTACCCAAACAGTGAATAAGATCGTGTTTACCTGTTTCTAGTAATCCATCGTAAATCATGTTTACTATACGTTTGAGCATCAAGTGAATGTCAATTTTATTCTGACCACCAAACGCCCAACCGTTAAAGTGATTAGTTGGATATACTTTTGGATCACAGTACTTTTTCATTTCAGCATACCATTCATCACTTTGAGTATGAGTTAATCCTTGAAGTACGTTTAATAACTTACATTCGCCTGTTCTGTTATTGATAAAATACTCATTGTTGATATGAGTAGCTGCAACAGCTTGTTCTATTGTAGAAATACCGTGCTTGTCAAGTAAGTGTTTGTTTCTAAGAGTTTGAGTAGGAACGTCAAGACACATACCATAGTCCATATAAGTATCCATCCATTTTAGTACTAGTTGACGCTGCTTCATAGCTTTAGGACAGTTAGGATCTTTCCAATCAGCTGGCCATTGCCCCTTCATAATCTGAAATCCACCTGAGTCGCCTAACATGAAAGTACCCTTTTCACGCTTTCTGATAATTGACTCACTTGGATCATCTTTAGTAATGTCTAGATTAGCGTGACCTGCAGAATACAAGCCCCATTTGTACTTGTACAAACCCTGAGTAGAGTTCAAGAAGTTAAGTGGTTCTACGTCACCATTAAACCCTTGAGGAATTCTAGCAGCATCAAAGTACTGCTCACCTTCTCGTTGTTTGCCTAATCCTGCGATAAAGAATGAAGACACTGCCGGTAAGAACAGTGCCCATTCTGGATTGTGTGCGTTAGTAAGATTATGCTGGATCTGATCCATTATTGTCCTTTAGTAGTATTTTTACTATCTGTATCTTTTCTTCAATATCAGCTTTTTGTTTTAAAAGATCAGCAAAAGTGGGATTGTCTTTTAATTTTTCTATTGCTTTTTCTTCTGCCATTTTTTACTGGCCCAGTCCATAATCATTCGTGTGTTATAGTCAATATCTATATTAACTGTAGATGATATTTTATACCAAGACGAACCATCGTAAACTTCCATATCTGTCCCGTTATATCTAACCATGCCAGCACTATGATTATTCAAACTTACATACGGGCCTGAAGAGCCGCCAGTACTTAATAATCCCAAACCTGTTGCTATCTTTGTAATCATTTTGACATTGCAGGAAGAATGTAAGAGTACACAGCTAAGCCTGAATCTACTGTGATTTCAGCAGCACCCTGATCAGAGATTTTAACTGTTTTATCGCCGGGCAAGTCCATGATAGAAAGAAACACTTTTACAGGCCATTGCCAAGCTTTGGTCATAGTACCAGTTACACCTGCATGAAACACAAAGTTACCTGAGTGAGTAGAAGGATCACCAAAATAAATTTTCAAGTTTCCGCTTTCTGTTTTAGTTGAAAACGTTACTTCTTCACTGTTAGCAGAAGCTTGCATTTTCAAACGCATAATACCAGCTACTGTGGGTTCAAATTCTACGTTCCAAGCTGCACCCTTAAATGTAACAGTTTTTACTTTGCTTTCTACAATTTCTTTAGACATAAGTCTGTAATCATTTACAAAGTCGTTATTCTTTGTAGCAAAGTGAATAGTAGTAGGAACGTCTTCACTATCTCTTGTTTCTCTAACAACACTGATAGAAGCATTTTCGTCATACTCAGCTTCAAAACCTAAAATAGTTTTAAGCTTGCCTAGATTGGGCATACCAAAAGTACCAATAGCATCAGCGATTGGATGCTTAAAAGTGCCACTGATAATAACGGTCTTATCTTCTGCCATTGCTTCGATCTTAGTAACTTGATCAGTGCCTGTTACTTTTACTAACTCCACTACTCCCAAGCCATGTGTATGCTGGATCAAATCTTGTAAAAAATCTTTCATTTTATTTCCTCTTGTATGAAATTATTTAGGTATTTCTATTATGTATAATATAGGATTTTATTGCGTTTGTCAACTGTTCGTTCAACCAAAAGAAAACAAACTATCAAATGTAGTATTTGTGTCTGTGTTACTTTTCAAGTCCCAGTTTAGTACACCTAATAGGTTTTCAATCTTTTTATCTACTAGTGTAGTTTCCATTAATGAGTCATCAAACGGTAATTGTTTGAACCAATCTGGAAGTCTAAGCTCATCTGTAGGATAAGCAATGGAAGTGAATCCTAACGGATTGGTTTTAAGCTTACACACAACAACTTTCATACCATCTAAAATAGTCATAGAATAATTGTCGCTATGTGCCTTTTTAAGAAAGTTCCAATTGATAGCTGCACGAACATGCCCCGGCATAGTAGCCTTACCTTTTTTACTTCTAGCTTCTAGTTCGCCGTAAAAAGTAAGCTTGTTTACTGACTTAGGAGAACCCTTAGTCCAACTAGGCTGTTCGGATAGTTCTCGCTTAAAATCTTTGATACGTTCTATAATATCTTCTTTGGACTTATTGCTTAGAACCATAGTAAGAACGTCTAGTAAAAACTTTTGAATATATTTAGGCGTATCTGATCTTTTTAGTTCAAGACCCATAGCTTTAATATCACCCGTTTTACCATTTACGTCTTTACGCTTGCCTTCTTTGTCATAGATATTTACCGCATAACGCTTTTTCTTGATAAACAAGCCCACGTCACCTATGATTTCTCTGCCACCTTTAATGATAGCACCGTTCTTTCTTGGACAATGACATGCACGTTCCATGAACCCGGGAAAGCTATCGTTAACTTGATCAGCAATATTATCATATAATTGGACAACTAGTTCTTTGTTCCATTCCATCTTACCTGCGTTAACTTCTTGCTCAATAATAGGCCAAGCTGAAAAATAACCTGAGTCGGTATCAGAGTATATCATAGATTCGCCTTCATGATTGTAAGCACCTGTTATAATCTCATTGATCTGAGAATTCATGTGCTTAACAATTTGTCTACCAGTTAAAGTAACTGACTGACCCAATCGTTTGTCATAGAACCTACAGTGTTCATTTAAGAGTGCACCATAAGCAGAGTTAAGCAAAATCTTTCTTACCAACTGTCGCTTGTCATAATACTCTTTATCTGTTTCAGTAGTAGCTTCTTTTAGTTTTTTCTGCAAGTCTTTACGTTCAGCATACCAACGAGTAAGTAGACCGGGAATAACACCTTCTTGATCACTTCTAAATATAGTACCATTAGCTGATAACATATACGGACTGTGTGAATCAAAAATCATTTTCCATATTTCAGCAGCAGACATTTCTTGTGATCTACCATCTTCAAAGTCAACAATAAGCATTGTGCCGCGTTCTTGATTCATTACTGAAGTATATTCTAGTGAACCAAACAATCCTTCCCAAAGCAATGAACTCATGTCAAGTTCATCATCTTCGTCATAGTTTCGCTTTTCTTTAGCTAGTTCCATTGCTCTATCGTGTAAGAACTTTTCAGTATGTGTTTGTCTAATTTGCCCTACAATTGTTTCTGGGGCCATGTTCAAAGCACGAATTGTTGAAGGATACAGTGAGTTAATATCTATAGCTCCCACCCAGTAATGCAATCCTTTCTTTGGTTGGGCAACATAAGCACCAGCAGCAGCCATTTCGCCTGAATGACCTCTTTGCTTATCTGGCACGATAAGACCTCTAGCATGTGCTTCATTATAGATAGCCATTTCAATCATAGCTACTGAACCCATTACTGTTGGTAACAATACTGTATTTTCGTGTGCTAGTTGATTAGCCAACTCTAAGAATTTTAGCTTGTTGTGAATCTTTACTACAAGCATAGTGTCTTGGCGGTTATATCTAATGAATTCTTTGAAGTCACGATTGTATAGTTGATCTAGTGTGCCTTCATATGGAGTTTTTGTTTCACCAACTTCCATTTCCCCGATAGCATCTAACGAGTAACTGTGTCTGGATTCATAGTTGTACTTTTTATACAACTGAAGATAGTCCATATGAATTCTACCTACTAAGTCATATGTTTGTTCTTCTTTACCAAATCGTTCGTAAGTTCTTGGTTTAGGTAATTGCCCCATTAAACAGAACTTTCTAGTATCATCTTTACTCATGATCTTAGTTACTCTGTTTACTATATATGGAATATCAAATCCTTCTGAGTTCCATCCTGTTAACACATCAGCATCTTCAATTATTTGAAAGAAAGTTTCAAACATTTCTATTTCACTACGAAACAAAAAAGTGTTTGGAAATTCTGCTACTAGCTCTTGTGCTGTTTCGTCTGTTATGTGTTTAGGTGGAATAGCCAAACATATAAGTTGATCTAACCAATCCAAGTACAATGCAATTGCTGTCACTGGACTAAAAGGATCACTAGTAGGCGCGTATCCGCGTTCTGGGGAAAAATCAACCTCAATGTCAAAAAACGCTGTGTGAAGTTTTGGAGCTTCTACACCTAAATAGTTGTCAGATAAACATCTAAAAACAGTGTTAACATCGCTTTCAAATAACTTCTTACCCGAGTGTATACGCTTTTCTTTTTCAAATTCGCTTTTCTTTCTAGTAGAAAACCTACTTAAAGAGTCACGATAGATAGAACGATACTTGCCTTTAGAGTCGGGATAATAAAATACATAGTTAGCAGGGAACTCCTGATAGCTTCTAGTGCCATCAGAAGTTCTTTCTATCACATGTATGCGATCATTTTTTGCATCATTGATTGCATCAACATACATATTACTGGACCCTGCCAACAGTCTCCAGAATCGTGTTTAAATCTTCATGATCTTGATTAGTTTGTGTAAGTGATGACTTGTATGCAGTCTTTACTGCCCGTTTTAGTACGGATGGCTTGATATCTAGCTCTTCTGCAATAGCTTTTATCGTATCCGATAATCCGCCGTTAAGCGTTTCTATCTCATTTAATACTGAAAGACCCTCATTTATAATCTGGGTCAATTTAGTTTTTTCGTCTTGATTAAATACTCTACCGTTTGACATATGATCTCCTGTTGTTGTGTAGTATATATGTGTGAATTCTGTAGGACAGAATTTTTCTTAGACTGTTAGTATAGTCTAAATTATTGAATTATCAATCTAATTGGTATTATTCAAAGATATGTGGGTTGGCAGCACCGTATATTTTTATTAGTTTGCCAGCCATCATGTCAGCCATTGCTTCTATCGGTGATCCCGGATAACTTGAATCGGGTTTAATCATATCTAGGTCGTGTTGTTTTACATGTACTAGTTCGTGGAAGGTAGTTCTTAAAATATCTACTAAGTTTCTGTTTTTAGCATAAATCCAAATCTTACCTGATCCAGGTACGTGTCCACCAGTATGATGATTGCCTTGCGCTTCATCAGTATCCATGCTTAGTTCAATTGCGGGTATTTTTGTGATGTTAAGTTTTTTACAAATCCATTCTACTGCTTTAGCTACTTCAGCAGCTTTGTTATCATCAATTTCTTCATCCAAGCTTTGTATTGCTTTTTTAGCTATATTTCTTTCTTTTTTAGCATTTTTTACAAGTTTATCTAGAACACTGTATCTATGTTTATCTAAGGTAGGCAAACCGTATGCTGGATTTTCTTGAACTGTATTTTCTATAATAAACTCTTTTGCTCTCATAATAACTCAGTATTTGGTGCTACACTTTGACTTATGGGGTAGCGAATCCTTCAGTCGCGTAGTAGCTCACGCACATAACCCCAACGGTCCCTGGGTATGTTCACTTCATTTCTTTAATCGTACCAATAACAGCATCAGTAATGCCATATTGTTGTTTCATTAATTGCCTAGCCATAAACAAGTTTTGCGCAGTTACAGTAACATCCATATTACCAGTATAACCCGGTTGCTTTACAAACACCCGGGCAATGTACATTTTATATGGTTGTACAACGTCTGCTACTTTCATTAATTATAATAAGTGGGGCCGCCACTTTTGCTAGGTGCCATATTATCATAAGGTGATTTTGGTCTTGCTTGTCCCTTAAAGAACTTAACAATTTTATCAAAACCTTCTTTGTTTTGGCCACCAACATTTTGCATAGTTTCTTTATTTGCCGGCATAACTGTTTCATACTTGCGCAAAAACAAGTTAATATCTTCTACCGGTAATTTAGCTTTAGAGCCATCTTTAAAACTAATAGCATAGTTTCCATCAACGTCAAGTGCTGACCGTAGTTGCATAACCAAGTGCTTTACTTTGTCTTGATCGGCATCAGCAACCGGTTCGTCTTCATCCCAATCGTCAATTTCTCTGTTTTTTGCTTCGTTAGTAGGAGTGTGCGTAACATCAGCTAAGTAAACAGCAATACCAGCAGTAGACTTCAAGCCCCACTTTTCAGCAGCTTTTTTAGCAGCGCCATAGCTTGAACTAGCAGTACATTCATACGTACCTTTTTTAACATGAACACACACGTAAGGGCGTTCTGCGTTTTCTAATAAAACTTCTTGGATTTTCATATTAAGTTCCTTTATTAATTTAGTATTTATGCTCTATCTGTTTTTAATGTGCTGTTTAACTGCCAAGACCATTTTTCATGTGCATCTAGTCTTTCAGCTAAAAAGTTCATAATACCTTGTTTGTTCTCTTGCTCTGCGGATTTGAAGCAAGTATTCAAAAGATCAATAAGTTTTAAATTGTCTTGATAAATTTCAGCTATCATTAATTGGGCACGGGGTATCTTTAGCTGATCTTCTATTATACACAGTTCTGCCATTCGTGTAAAGCTTCCGGGAGCGTAACTGCCCAAAGTTCTTACATATTCTGCTGTTTGGTCAATGGCATTGTCAAACACATCTTCATAGATTTTCCCAAAAAACTTGTGATATTGGGGAAAGTCTGGTCCCTCTACATTCCAATGAAAATTTTGGGCTTTTATAGCAAAGCCATAACAACTTGCTAATAATACTTTTAAATCATCTGATAACATTTTTATTCCTCAATATCGTCTAAGTTTATAAACTTAATAGGTTGTTTACTTTTTACTGCTGCTAACGCTCTGTGATTACCATCAATAATTCTACCGTCAGCAATAACGATTATTTGATTTGCAAGATTTTGTTTAGCATATGTTTTGACTAACTTCTGTTGATAGCTGTCCATGATATCATATAACTCATCTACGTGTTCTATTCTGTACTGTCCTTTTAGTAATATTTCTAATTTATAAGGTTGCATAGTTTGAATTTCATGTTGAGTATTCAATTCACTATTAGTAACATATTCCCAAAAAGCTTCGTCACGATCGGGGAAATCATTTTGATAAACTTGATTTAAAGAAGTAGTATCTTCTTTAAGAGTTATGAATTCGCGGGCTCTCATTTCTTATCTCTAGTACTCTTAGTAGGCACGTTCTTTGCCTTACCTTGTCTTTCAGGATTTGGATCTTGTCTACGCTTTCTGCTAGCAGCACTTGCTCTACCTTTTTTACCTAAAGACTGTGCTTTCTTTTGCGGTAAGCATTTTGGCTTACCTTCACCTTCACTGCCCCTAGCACATGAGCCTCTGATTTTACCGTCAGGACCAAATCTAACCCACTTTTCTTTAAACCATTTACGCAAGTCTTCTTCTAGTTGTTCTTCGCTAGTTTCATCTATACTTTCTTTTGGCACACAGTTAGGAACCATTTTGCCACTTTTCTTTTTCATACCCACTTGTTTGTATGTATCCCAACATGCTTCATCAAGCTGGTCAACTTCTTCATCAGTCTTTTTTCTGCCCTGACAATGTGCTTTTTGGCTAAAGCCTTTTGGATTACTACAGTTGATAGAGCGTTTATATTTCTCGCTCCAAGCTTCTGTTATAAACTCACCAGCTCTCATTTGCTTTTATTACCCCAATTACTAGCGCCAACTTTGCGGCACTTTACTAACGCACCTGAAGCATACGCACTTGGCCAAACTTTGTAGCGCGATTTTACTTTATGATAGCAAGCATCTTTATTGCCTTCTTCGTTTAGTTCGCTTTCTGCTACTAGCTTACCGCCGCATTCGGGGCACTTATCAGTATTTTCTGTAACTAATGTTGCTTTGTAGTTTTTATTAGGTAAACGAATAAGTTGATATGAATTTCCTTTTAAATCTTTTCGTTGCATCATTTTTGGGCCGTGACTTGCCGCATCATACGCAACTTCTGCACCAAAATGTTTTTGTAGTGATGCTGAATCGTGTTCTTGATCAGTATTTTCTGTTACACTTTCGTTTTTAGGTTCCCAGTATCTTCCTTTACCCAACATATTATCTTGATAACCATACCACTTACCTGATTTACTTTGTTTTAATCCTGCACGACTAGCATCAGTTTCTTTTCCTGCTGGTACATTGTAAAAAAACATACCTTTAGGTTTGTTATAAGTTTTGCGTGTTTCGTGACCTAACTCATGTTCCATTTCTCTACGCTTGAAGTCGCGTTTGCTCATTGAACCCCAATCATCATTCTGTTCGTTCTGAATACCTCGCATGATAGAACTTTCAAAACTAGGAACGATTGGTTTGTCGTCTGCGCCCATTACTTCGCCTTTACCTAATGACAAACGAGTTTTATGATTTTCTATTCTTCTTTCTAGTTCTTTAATTTTAGCTTGATCATTTTGCTGTGCAGCCATTTGATGATACTTGATAAGTGTTTGTAGTTGAGGACTATTGCTATACACTTGTTGTGCTTGCTGCTGTCCTATT